ATATAATAGATTACATAAAAAAGAAGATAATTGCTCCAAAAGTGGCAAATTTGACACAGACCACTACATCTGGTGTTGACTCTTTTGAGAAATACCAATATATTGTAGGTCAAATCAAATCACTAAATGATTTGCTACAGGAACTCACGGACCTGCAAAAAAAACAGGAGCTTATAGATGACGACGACGAAGAACGAGGAGATACCTCCTCATAAAGAAGGCCTTTTAGATGCCTATAAATCTGAAGAAGAAATCAAAAAAACATTTCTAGATCCAGAATCATTATCAAAATCTGCATTAGATAGATTACCTCAACCAACAGGTTGGAGACTTTTAGTTTTACCATGGGCTGGCCCACAAAAAACTAAAGGAGGAATTATCCTTTCAGATAAATCACATGAGATGATTCAAATCACTACAGTTGTTGGCTACGTGCTGAAGATGGGAGAACTTTGTTATAAAGACGAAAAAAGATTTCCATCAGGTGCATGGTGCAAAGAAAAACAATGGGTGATGTTTGGAAGATACGCCGGAAGTCGTTTTCGAATTGAAGGCGGAGAAGTGAGAATACTAAATGATGACGATATAATCGGAACCATAGGGGATCCGCGCGACATCGAACATACATACTAAGGAGATGTAAATGTCAGAACAAAAACAGGAGCAAAAAATAACAAACGGAGAAGCAGAAGTTGTTGTAGAAACAAAAGCAACTGAAGAAAAACCAAAATTAGTAAACGAACAAGTTGAAAGTATTGGATCAGAAGTAAAAAAACCAGGAATAGAAGGAATCACAGTTGAAGAAGTTGCTGAAACTGATGAACCTACAAGACCTGTAAAAAAAGATAATTTATCTGAACATACGGATTCTGTTCAGTTAAGAATTAACCAGCTTACGCGTGCGCGTAGGGAAGCTGAACGTCAAAGAGAAGCTGCGGTTCAATATGCAAAAGGAGTTCAAAAACAACTTCAAGAATTGCAAAAGAATGTAAGCACTTATGACACACAATACATTAAAGAATTCGAAGCAAGAGTAGATGCAGAAACTGCATCTGTTAAATCTCAACTTAAGTCTGCAATAGAAAATCAGGATGCTGAATCTATTATGCAGGCTCAAGAAAAGTTGACAAGTTTAGCTGTTCAAAAAGAACGTGCAAAACTTACAAATGCTGAGAGGGCTCTTCAGACACAAAAACCTGAAGAAAAATCAACAAACGTAGATCAGCAAATAGCTAATAATTTACCGCCTGAACCATCAAGAAAAGCTCAAAAATGGGCAGAAAATAATACTTGGTTTGGTAACGATAAAATTATGACTAATGCTGCATATACAATTCACGAAGATTTAGTAAGTCAAGGGTTTGACACTGAAAGTGATGAGTATTATACTGAAATTAATAAATTAATGAAGGATTCATTCCCTCATAAATTTACTGATTTACAGGAGCAACCACAGAAAAAAATCGTCCAAACTGTTGCACCTGCTGGTAGAACCAACTCAGGACGCAGAACTGTGCGACTCACCAAAGCACAAGTTGTTATGGCTAAAAAATTAGGGGTGCCACTAGAAGAATACGCTAAATACGTGAAGGAAGGAGCTTAGTATGGAAGACATAAACAAAACCTCACGCGCGACAGACGAAAGGTCAAAAAACGAAAGACCAAAACACTGGACGCCTCCATCATCTTTGGATGCACCGCAACCTAAGGATGGATTTGTACATAGATGGTTAAGATACGAGATTGCAGGATTTCAAGATACTGCAAACATGAGTAAACGACTTAGAGAAGGCTATGAACTAGTTAAATCTGAAGAAGTTGAAAGTGGATCTCACAACTATCCTGTATATGACAAATCACATCGTTATGCTGGGTACATTGGGGTTGGTGGCCTTGTTCTGGCAAGGATACCGATTGAGATTGCAAAATCACGCGCTGAGTATTTCGCAAGAGTTACTCAAGACCAAATGACCGCTGTAGATAATGATCTCATGAAGGAACAGAATCCGGGTATGCCTATTAATATTAATAGACAAACTCGTGTAACTTTTGGTGGTGGACGAAAAAAATAATTTTTTTGTTATACCATCGTAACTAAAAATAAAACGGAGAAAAACTATGGCAAACATAAATGAAAAGTTCGGTCTAAGACCGTACAGATCAATTAATGGAGCTCCATGGAATAACGCTCAAAACAGATATACAGTAGCAAACAATTTATCTACTGCTATATTTCAGGGCGATCCAGTAAAACCAACGACTGCGGGTAACGTAACGTTGGCTAGATCAAATACATCTGATCGAATTATTGGTGTGTTCAATGGTGTGTTCTATAATGATCCAACAACACAAAAGCCTACTTTTAGAAACAACTATCCGGGAAGTATTGCGGTTGCAGGAATTACTGCATTCGTAGTAGATGATCCGAATACTGTTTATTTAGTAGACGCTAATGCTGCTTTCACAAGAGCAGATCTATTTAAGAACTACTCATTAACAAACGTTTCAGGAAATACTTTAACTGGTATTTCTGAAAAACAATTGGCTGTTAATACATCAGGAATAGCTACTACTTTCGCGGTTCAAGCAATTGATATCCAAGAAGGTGCTACTGATTCTGATACTTCAACATCTGGTGTTAATGTATTAGTAAGAATCAACAATCACTTCTTTAGAAGTGGTACGGCAGGTATATAAAGGAGACAAATTATGGCTATCTCACGTCAACAGTTAACAAAAGAGCTAGAACCAGGTTTGAATGCTTTATTCGGACTTGAGTACTCTAGATACGAAAACGAACACGCAGAAATCTATATGACTGAAACTTCAGACAGAGCGTTTGAAGAAGAAGTTATGTTATCAGGTTTCGGTAGTGCTCCAGTTAAGCAAGAAGGTGCTGCGGTTGTATTTGACCAAGCAAACGAAGCTTACACTGCGAGATACACGCATGAAACTATCGCATTAGCTTTTGCAATCACAGAAGAAGCTATTGAAGATAACTTATACGATAGATTAGCTGGTCGTTACACAAGAGCATTGGCAAGATCAATGTCAAGTTAAAGCTGCGGCTGTGCTTAACCAAGCACAATTCACATCTGTAACTGGTGGTGATGGCGTTCCTCTTATTTCAAATGCTCACCCATTAGCAAATGGTAATACTTTCTCTAACAGATTAGCAACAGCTGCTGATTTGAATGAAACTTCACTAGAACAATCATTGATTGATATAGCTGGTTTCGTAGATGAGAGAGGATTAAGAATTGCAGTTCAAGGTACTAAAATGATAATTCCAAAAGAATTACAATTTACTGCTGAGAGAATTCTTAAATCACCTTTAAGAGTGGGTACAGCGGATAACGATATCAACGCTATTGGTAATATGGGAATGTTACCTCAAGGATACAGAGTAAATCACTTCTTAACAGATACTGATTCATTCTTCATTCTGACTGATATTCCTAACGGTTTCAAACACTTTGAAAGAGCTCCATTAAGAACAGCTCTAGAAGGAGATTTTGATACTGGTAACGTACGATTCAAAGCTAGAGAAAGATACAGCTTCGGCTATTCTGACCCTAGATGTGTATTCGGTAACGGAAATTTACCTACATCATAATAGTTAGGTTTGACAATCAAAGAAGGGGCTGGTGTTTACACTGGCCCCTTTTTCATTTATAATCATTAAACTATACATTAACTTTTAATCTAGACGCGTATAGTCGACGGCCTAGAGACTAGATTAGAAAAACTAGGAGAATATATTATGGCTAATACAACTTTTTCAGGTCCTATAAAATCTGGAAATATTTTTAATACAACAGGAACAACACTTGGAGAAAATGTAAAAAACACAGGTGCTGTTGTACTTACTCAATCATCAACTGTTGCATTAACACACGCAACAACTACTGCTACTGCATTAGGAATTATAATTCCTGCTAACAGTCAAATCATTAGTGTATCAATTCAAGTAGAATCATTATTTACTGCTTCAAATACAACTACAATTGCTGTTGGTAATAGTGCATCCAACGCAACTAACGTTGCTGCAGCAACTGCTGTATCAGCAACTGCTACTGGAGCAGGTATGGCAGCAGCAAGCGCAGGAGCTTGGAGAACTGTTGGAACTGATGATGTTCAATTATATGGAATAACAGTTGCTAACTCTGCAACAGCAGGTAAAGCAAGAATTGTTGTTACTTATAGTCAAGCAGCTACTTTAGCAGCTCTATAATAAATTAATTTAAGGAGCTCTTCGGAGCTCCTTATTAACAAGGAAAAAATTATGAAGTCAGATGTTAAACCGGTCGTATCAAGTGCAGCTAATGCTGTTCTTTTTACAGGACCAACAAGATTAAGAGGATATGCTGTTCAATCAACTGGTACTTCTGGAACAGTAATTATTAATGGATTAGCAAATTCTACAACAGTAAGTTCATCAACTAATACAGAAGTTTATATACCAGTATCTGTTGGAGCAGGTCAAACAGAAACATTAAATCTTCCAGAAGATGGTGTTTTATATGCTGCAAGAAATGGTACAGGTATTGTAAATGGTGTTGGTATTACTGGTAATGCAGACGGGTTAAACGTAGTATTATTTATAGACAAATAATATGAGAGACTACGTAGAAGAACTACTAGGTCTTAAAGATGGTGGTATGCCATCACGTAATAAAAAAAATTTCAGATCTACAAAATCTGGAGCAGGTATGACACAAGCTGGTGTTAATGCTTATCGTAGATTAAACCCAGGATCTAAATTATCAACTGCAGTTACTGAGGACAGACCAGGACCAAAAAGAGCTGCTAGAAGAAAATCATATTGTGCAAGATCTGCTGGACAAATGAAAATGTTTCCAAAAGCTGCAAATGATCCAAATTCAAGACTAAGACAAGCAAGAAGAAGATGGAAATGCTAACTTGTAATGTCTTATTTAAATGCTAATGTACCACCTATATACTGTAAAATAAGAAGGGAATATTTATATGACTTACGAAAACATAAAGGCGAAACTGAAGACTGCGTGGTATTTGGTTTGGGGAGCATTAGCGGCCGTGCACTCTTGTTTCACTGTTTACTTACGAATGGTGCAATCTATTGGAGACTTCCTATCTCTGCTTTTGTTCAAAGAGGAAGCGGCAATACTTTGCATAGCACATCGTTGGAACATCAAGATCTCGAAGATCTTCAGTTATGGAATTCATTTAGTTATTATCCTAGTGTTACTGTTTTTGATTTTTTAGTCGGACAACGTTGTAAATATTTAGGGAAAGATAAAAAATTTATTCATGGACAATATTTATTCACTGTGGATTGGGCACATCCGGAATCTAATATCATTGATACTGACCATTCCGAAATTCCTGATCAGCATAAGTGTGCTCACATTTTGGCTCTTGATAACGGCAACTATGCAGCTCAGCCTAATAATCGTATTCTTTGGAGTATTCCTAGCTTTACAACTTCAAAACATTGGCCAGATTATAAAGTACAAACTTCAGAATGGAATGTGGAAAACAAGGACTGGAAATTAGAAGATACTGATGATATGTTCTATAAAGTAGAGGAGAAAAAATGAGTAGTGAATTTAAATTAAGCGATCAAACACAGGTATCTTTACCTGTTAAAAATATAATAGCTATTGTATCTGCTGTTGTTGTAGCGGTATGGACGTATTTTGGTATTGTTGAAAGATTAAATAGATTAGAGACAAATGAAAAGCTAATGGCTCAAGATTTGCTTAAAAAAGCTGATCAAACTCCTAAAAACCAAGAGATGTTTATGTTGATTGAATATCAAGCTAAGACAATAGATAAACATTCTAAACAATTAGAAGAAAACGTTCACACAAAAGTATTAATAGCTCAATTAGAAAAAAAAATAGATAAATTAGAAAAAGAATTAGATTCAGTTAGAGGTAAGTAATGATTGAAGCAGTTTTTGCATTATTAATGTATATGAATGGTAAGTTAGAAGGATATTCTCCTAAAGCTACTATTGCAGAGTGTTTAGA